ACGCGACCGCGCACAAACTTCGGCATGTCGTCGCGGTCCATTCCGTTCAACTCCCATATAAAAGGAAGCAGCTTTCGGTTAAGCTGCGCGGCGATGCTGTCAGCGTAACCCTCAAGCGCGCGCAGGAACAGGTCGGCCTTGGACTTGGAGAGAGCGAAGCTGCCACGGTCGTTTGCGCCGAGCATCACGAAGTCGGCCATGACGCTACGGGCGATGGCCTGTTGGTAGCGAACGATGACCTCGCTCGTATTGATATCGCGCGTCCCCTTCGAGGCGACGAGATCGAAGTCCACCATGTAGTGATTCGACAGATTGCCGTTCTCGTCTTCGTGCAAATTGGAAGGGAGGACGAGATGCCCCTGCTCGTTACGCTTAACGTCACGGGCAATCGTGTTGATCTTGTTGAACAGAGCCTTCTGCCCTGGCGTTGCATCCGCGCTCATATACTCTGCGGGAACGCGGAATACAGGAAGCCCGTTCAGTTCGCGCTCGATGCCAACACCCTCATAGTACTTGATGCTGTTCTGCGCGCGCCAGTCAGTAAAAGCCGAACGCAGGACAGACTTTCCGCTCGGTTCACCATTGATGGAGGTGGTGCGGAAATGCAACAAGCGGGAGTATGGGATGTAGACGTTCTTGCGAGCAGCCACCTGCCAAACGCCTTGGATGTCACCGTTCTCCTTCGCCTCGAATCGGTCGATGGTCCACTGTGCGCGACCGGCGAGTTTCTTGATGCGAATGAGGCCGTCGTTGTCTCGACGCGGGACCATCTCGAACAGGCTGAAACCGTAAGGCAGGAAGGTCAGCACATCCGCGATGAACTCCTCCCACGACTTATCGTCCATGCCGTGCATGAGGCTATGGACGAACTTCTGAGCCTCCTCAGAGCCATCTTCGACACGCCACTCGACAGAGCGCAGCATCATACTCATAGCGGTGAGGATGGCACCGATGGTTGAGTCGTTCTCGGCCATCTCGCGGAACTTCTTGACGCCTTGGCGACCGCGCAGGGTCGTGATGAACTCGTCTTGACGCAGACCCCACGATGGATCGTAGTCCGACGCGACACCGAGTTCCTTGTAGGGACGACCAGCGGCCATGCTCATATCCTATGCGTTTGTTCCGTTACCACTATAAGCCAAGATCACGCAATCTTAAAGGCGTTCTCTTGGCGCTCACCGACGACCGTCAAGTTGGGAACCTTCTTGCGCTTGCGCGTCATCTCGGACAAGGCGTTGAAGGCAGAGGATGTGGCGTCAACCTGATCCTTGTATTTGGACTTGGGAAAGAAGCGCAACTCGTCGAGGAACGCCTTGGTCCATGTGCGCTTGAGGATGTTCACGCGGTTGATCTCGACCTGCGAGGCGAACGGCTCGGCGCGTAGCTCCTTCGAGCCTGACTGTGCCTCGGCCTTGGCGCTGAACCCTGCGAGCATGGCGATGATGTCTTCGGTCTGCACCTTACCGGCCTGGCCCGGATCGCGCGGCACCATGATCCTCGTGCTCGCACCGTCACTCTCGGCTGTCTTCTGGATCAGTTCACGCACCGCACCACCACCAAGCTGTTGGCGCACCACGTCCGCGATGTAGAACTGCTGGCTCGTCTGTCCCCAGAGCATTTTCACACCAACGGTGTAGGCTCCCTTGCCCTCGCTACCTGCCAAGTCCCACGCGCGCACGGCGATGAAGTCCTCATCCGGTAGATCGTCGATCTGGCGGATGTTATCCACTTGAAACATACCACCCTTACGCGGAGCCGGTTGCTGTTGCATCTGAGCGGCAACCGCATACGGCCCCATGTTCGACTCAAGCTGGTCCAACTCCTTCTTCGGGAAGCGGTCAGGCCACATGAGTTCACCCTCCTCGGTGCGCGGATCGGTCCAGCCGATAGATGTGGTTTGCCTCATGCTCTCATCCCATCGCATCGGGACGCGCAACATCTCATAACCCATTTCAACTGCCGTCTGCGCCACGTCCTCCTCGTGAACCCGCTGCATGACGACGATGATAGATGAGTCCCTCAAGCTGTTCAGTCGTGTCTGAGCCGACTCGATGAACCACTGTACAGCCTCAGCCCTCTTGGCGTCGGACTCGGCTTTGCTCACATCGTGAGGATCATCTACGATAAACGCATCCCCCCTATACCCGGTCGTTGCGCCGCCAACTGAGATGGCTCGCATGACACCCAACTTGTTTGTCGAGAAGTTAACCTTGCCAGCCTCTTCGGACGAAATCTCGATGCCGAAGTTCTTCATATACCAATCTGATTGCAGAATGCGGCGACACTCCACGTTGTTACGCTCCGCAAGGCTCAGGGCGTATGACGAGGAGAGAAACTTGTAGTGCGGTCTGTTAAGCCATGACCACGCTGGCCATAGCACCGATGTTAGCTTCGACTTCATAGTGCCCGGCGGCACTGAGATCACCAGGCGCTTGATGTCTCCGCGCGTCACCGCCTCAAGGTGCTCAACCATCGCATCGAGCACCCAACCCCAAATTAGCGGTGTCCCCGGCTCGATCACGGGCCATGCCTGATGAACAAACTCCTTGAAGCTCCGTCTCGCAAGCTCTGCTCGGATTTTCTGGAGCGCCTCGGGGCCGTATTGTTGTATCTGCTCGGGTGTTAGCTGCATGGGTTTACTGTAAACAAAAAAGACCCGGCTGAAAAGCCGGGTCAGGTGCGCGAAGGTTGCTTTTGCGGTTCACCCTACTCGATCATAATAGCGAAGCCAAGCACTTCGCTGACCAGATCGCTCAAGGTGCCGTTGTTGTCGATGATCGCGTCAGGCTTGGCGCTCTCGTAGGTGATGTCCATGCTGCCCGTCTCTTGGGGCAGATGCTCGGAGCGGTCTACCCACACGATGCAATCGAAGAGGTGTCGGCTGGCATCCAGTTCGTCTTGCCGCCTCATGCCCACATACATGTCGTAGCCGCGTCCAAGCATGGTGCGCGCCGTCCGGGTTTTGTCCGGCGTGTTGTAGGCTGCGATCATCTGCATCCAGACCTCGCGCCAGTTGTGCCGGTCCTCGAACATGGCCTCGAACGTCGGGTAACGCTTGCGCCCCCATTGCTCCCATAAACACTCCCTGCCAACGAACTCGCTGGACGAGACAAACCGATAGCCGCGATAGTCGCGCAGGATTTCCGCAACGGTGTCCTTGCCGTGCCTCGCATAGCCGAGGATGAGAATCCGTGGTTTACGCATGGCGTCTATGTCCTCCTGTGAGATCATTTGTCTACCTCGTAGACCTCGCAGGGCCAGACGACGATCCACTTGATCTGCGAGGGCGGAATGATTTGGATCTCTTTCACGAGAGGGAATAGCTCACCACCAATGGCCGGAACACCAGCGCGGAGAATGTTCGTCCGCATGGCGATGAAGTGGTTCTTGGTGTCCGCTCCCTTGAATGGGTCGTTGACCCACACCTTGATCTCCTTGCCATCGACCGTGAGGATGTCGGCTTCGATGTAAATGCGCTTCGGCATCAGATGTTCTCCTTTTCTCTACAGAAAATGTTCCAAAGAACAGGCTCCACCTCGTAGCCCTTTCTCTCAGACATCAGGCGTGTCGCCTCGGCCATTTCCTCCGGGGAGGGTTTGCTCTCGAAGGTGCAGAACACCACGTTCTTTGCCCCGTCCTCTCGGTCATAGCACAGCAGGTAGGCGTCACCCTCCCTGACTTTAAGCTCCATCACATGTTCTCCTTCATGACGATTAGCTCCAGATCAGCAGACGCCTGGATCGCTGTCAAAAACAGGCTATCGCTACCCTCCGACAGCTTGTCGGCTTCGACCATTGCGCTCGCAGGGATGTCGTGTGCCCGCGCAATGATGAGCGCAAGTTCGCGCAGGTCAGGTGCGCCGCTCATCATCGGGAACCACGGGTTACCGCCCATAATACATCTCCTTGAGCGCCCTGATCTCCGCGTTGTCCGGCGCGATGCGGAGCAGGATGTTGAACAGCAGGTTGATCCATTGCTTGTCGCTCATTCCAAAGCCTCCACCTCGACCCCGGCCTCACGGGCCATGTCCAGACCCTCGAAGATACTCTCGGCCATGCGCTCCAGCAGGTCGAGGTTCTCCTCATAGACCACACGCTTGACGCCGGACTGGATCAGCAGCGCCATGCACTGCGAGCAGCACGGGTGGGTGACGTAGGCCGTCGTGCCCTCGGTCGAGCCGGTGGCGTTGAGCACTGCGTTCACCTCGGCATGGACGACACGGCGATACTTGGTGGGTCGATCCGCGTAGAAGGAGTAGTCGTCACTCGTGCCACGCGGAAAGCCGTTGTAGCCGAGACCCACCACCTGACGCTTGTCGTTGACCAGCACCGCGCCGACTTTGCTCGACGGGTCTTTGCTCCACTGAGCAATGTGTTGCGCCAAGTCCATCATGCGAAATGCCCACTTATCCATCGTGTAGTGCCTCCTTGAGCAGCTTGTTCATGTATTTCCTCGTGGTGCGATACCGCTTGGTGAGGTAGGCCGGGTCGGCACCGCCTTCGTATTCCCGCAGGATGGTGAGGTCGCGCTCGTCCATCCTGCGCTGGTCGCTGTTGTGTGCGTTTTTGCGTTTGGGGCTCATGGTTTTTTCTCCGTGTTAGACTTGTATTCCAAGGTCATGAACTCCGAGTTCGGCACATCGGTGAACTTGCGCGCGAGGTATTGCTCCTTCTTGCAGTCCTTGCACTGCGGGTCCAGCCCGTCACGAGCACCGGCAGAGGCGTTGAAGCTGTCGGCGGGCTTCTGTCCAAGACACTTGGAGCAGACCTTCGTGCCGTCCTCCTGCACGGGAGTGCCTTTCTGTGGTCGGCCTGTCATTATAGGGCCTCCATCTTGATGCTGTCGGTGTCAGGCTCACCGTCTACGAGGTCGAAGGTGATGCGGTAAAAGGATGGCTGTTCTGGTCCACTATCAAACCCCCAAAATCCAGGATAACTCTCTTCCCCATAAAGCGTAACCGTTTCGCGCGCAGGCTTCATCGGCCCAACCTCGCTACCTTCTTCAGTTTTCATGTCGGTTTCCCATTCGATTCGTGGACACAGGGGGTTTTATAGTGAAGGTTTCGGGCGTTGTCCAGAAATTTCTAGTAAGGGTTACGGATTTTTACCAAAAATATATTTTTAGTAACACTTTTCGGTTTGCTCAAAGCTATATGGTTTAGGCTAGGAACCGTCGAGGCCGATCCGCCTCGAGCTTTAACGCAACTACGCCACGAGCGTTGCAAAATTACAACACATCCTGGGCGCGATTTGGGCTTGGCGCCATCCGCGAATCGCTTTAGACAGTTGCCC